CATTCGTCTTACATCAACTAAATGTCTAGCTCTATTCCTAGATACAAAATCTTTGTCTTTTATGCCATATAAATAACACGCTGTTTTCTTTAGTTTTACTATTCTGTTATCCATCAAATTCAACTTTTACTCGTTCATAAATTACTGGATCTAAATCTTTCAGCTCCTTTAGTTTCTTTTTAGACTCTCTCCTTGCTTCATCTTTTTTGCTCTTGGATATATCTAATCCAGTAGCCTCGTTGATTATTAAGTGAGAATCTTTTAAAATCTTGTCAATACGTTCTTTTTTAGTCATCTTTTATATTCTTTAAAAAGTGATAAAACTCTTGTAAGTCGTTACATCTCTCTTGCCTTATAACCGTATCAGCTATAAACTTATCGCCAACGTTGATATACCAATCAGCCAATTTGACTTCTATGTGGTCATCGTGTTCTATAAGCTCTGTAGCTTTTTTGTTTAAGTGTAACCAGCCACGCCCTACTCTTAATCTAAAAGCATAGCTAGTATCTGTATCGTAATGCTCGTCTCTTGTTGTTTTACTAAAAAGGTAAGTCTTTGCCATTGCTATCGTTGTTTGGTTTTACATCGTTTAATACATATTCCTTAAATGCGTCAGCTATCTCTATAATCTTAGGAATGTCAGCCTCTCCGACTATGTTACAAGCGTTAGTTAATGCGTTCTGCTTAATGATATACTCTTGAGTCTTATTGTCTTTAGGAGCTGCTGTAAAGGATTTACCCCCTTGTTGAAAAGTAGAAGCTGGTTTTATCTTGTTGATTGTAGTACCATTGTACTCTCTTGTCGTTACTTCGATTTCTACTTCTTGACCTTCAATAAATTTGTTTTGTGTTTCAGTCTTTGAGAGGTATTCGCCTACATAGTTATTTTCAAACTCTACAAGCCATTTGTAGAAGTGTCCATATTGTGACTCAAAAGAGCCATCTGATTTTACTGATTTTACTAATTTCTTCATAAGTTAAAATAATTTTTAAATATTAATGTTAAAGTGATTACTATACAGAGATACATAAATATATATCTCAATATTTCTTTTATTAGTTCGTTCCCCATTTTATATAAAATATTATAAATGTTATAAATGAGCCAGTATAAAGGCTTATTATCTCGCTCTGGTATGTTGGTATTAAATACATTAGAAATGTCGTTAGAAACGCTAATATCATTAAATACGTGCATAACTGAGTGAGTGTAAAGCTAAAGAATTGGACTTGTGTTCCAAGCTCTAATTTAGCATCTAAGTAATTTGGTTTGTGTAAATCGTTCATTGTTAGTTGTTTTAAAAAGGGGAGATTGCTCTCCCCATTGTTGTTAGTTTATTTTAGTGATTTGTTAATTCCATACGACCATCTCTAACTAATCTAATTAGATAGTCAATCATTTCAGTCATATCTTCTCCACACTCATCTATTAATGTTGTGTAAATACTAGATACTAAATCAGTTTTGTTATAATAGTTGTAATTGATAGTATTTTCTGATGTTAATATCAAATCTAATTCAAAAGCTATTTCTTTTAAGTTATGGTTAGTTAGTTGCTCTAAATCCCAGATGTTGTGTAATGTTTTCATTGTTTTGTTTGTTAAATTCTTTGGCTAAAGTAATACATTCAAAACTTCTGTGCAAACTTTTTAACAAAAAAAGTGTATTTATTTACGTTTACTAGAGTAAAGAAATGTTAAAGTTTTTTAAATATATACATAAAAAAAAGGGGTAAACGCTAATTTACCCCCTCCCAAACAAACTTAATTGAACAAGTTTAACAAAAAACAAGTGACAAATATATTAAAATATATGCGTTAAATGTGCAATCTGCCCATATTCATTATGAATAAATCCTTCAACTGCTTTAATACTACCAGTATAACCCTTTTGATAGTGCCAAGCATCAGAGCCACTTGGAGAACGTAAAAACTCTACCGTTACTCCTACGTTATCAAAAGAACTCATAAACTTATATCGTTGTTTATGGTGTAAGTGATGTAAATACCAGTATCTATATTTAGTATCTGCCCACATCTTAGGCTTTTCTTGTGCCATGTGCAAAGGTAAGTTAGGCAATTTAGCACCGTCTCCATGAGTTAATCCTATTAGACTATTTTTATATTTATAGTACTTTCTGTGCATTGGTTCAGCATCTACGTTTACAGCCTCTGTGTTTCTATACCATGCTTTTAATGCATGAGCTAAATGAAATCCACTCATATAGTCGTGATTGCTCATAGAGTGTACACAATCGACTGGAGCTATCTGCATCAACATCTCTACCACCTCAACGTAAAGCTCTAGAGCCTCTGTGAAATGTTTGTGCCATTTACCATCTTTATCTTGTGGAGTGCCTTTAGATGTGTTTCCTTGTACGTTATCTGTGTGCAGTATGTCATTACCAATACAGAATAAAATACGTTCTATAGGATAGCCCTCAGCATTTCTTAAAATACCCTTAACTCCTTCTCTTACTCTGTTCTTAGCTATTTCTATATTATACTCGTCTCCAGTTTCTGTAGCATCAGCAAACTTACCTATGTGAACGTCTGCTGGATTTATTATAAGTAGGTGACCATCTTGTCTATTAGGATAATCAATGGAGGGATATTTAGGAGAGTATTTAGATATAAGCTCCTCAATAGATTGTAAAAAGTCATCTTTAGTAAATTCATTAGGTTTAGCAAATATTGAGAACTTTTTACTCTTGTACCAGTAATGAGAAACAGAGCTAACGTCTATGCCTACCTCGTTACATTCATCAGCTAGTAAAGATTGTCTCTCTTTATCTTTTCTATATTCGTCTATTAGTTCCCATTCATCTTCTTTAAGTCTATATCTCTTTTGGTTTTTCATTTTTTGATTTTTTCTAATCCTCTTGATCCAAAGTATGCACCTATACAAGTGATTAAAACTATTTGCAATAGGTCAACCCATTGGTCATCTACGTTAAATGTAATGACTCCAGCGTCAATAAATATAAGCAATGTAGTCGAAACAACAAGCCAAGCTAACACTAACGGTCTAATGTTTCTAGGTAGCCAGGAGGATTGTAAATTATCAGACTCCCATCGTTTAGTAACCTCTTGCTCTATTAATGCCTCTTGCTCTTGGATTATCTTTTGCAGCTCGTTCTTTAACTGCATTTTTTCCTCTTGAGATGTTATAACCTCATCGACTATCTTATCTGCTTTCCCTAATAAGTTTCCTAGTATGTTTCCTAATATAGCCATATAGCATCAATTTTATCTGTATCTGTATCGCAATGTATAAACGTATCAGCAATGCCTATACGAGTAAATCCAGCCATTATAAGACCGTTTAGTATCTTTTGCCTTGTACCACTATCTAAACAAGCTATGTCTGCTGCTAAGCCTTTTAAATGGCTTGAGTTAGCACTAACCTTATAGCCTTCTTTTTTTAGTCTTTCATTGTGTTGTGGTGTTCTAAATCCAGAAGTTATCTTAAAGGGTACACCAGCAATGTTTCTAGCTTTATCTAGTTTTTTAAGAAAAACCCTTTTCATGTTTTTGCCACTACCTTTGACATCAGAGTCAAACTCACTTAGCTTGAAGTGTTTTAGAGCCATTTCTTTCTCTGCTTTTTCTAGACTACTTTTCCATGTTTTTAGATTCATTGTCTTTTCTTCGTTTACGGTTGTATATAATTTTATCTGTTGTATAAATAATGGATAGTAATAAAACACCAATCTTAAGCATTATCTCAACATTAGCCATACTTGCAAATGTAAATGTAGTAGTGTTAAGTATTAGTACGTCAGATGTTTCTTTTAGTATATTTTTCATTTTATTATTTATTAAGCATCGTAATAGCTAAAGATTAATGTTATGTCTGCAAAGTGTTTTGTTGAGCTTGTTTGTTTTGATCCACTCTTTTTGAAACTTGGAATTATTGCCATTCCAGCATCTAAATCCTCATTTAATTCTGCCTCGATATAGTGAACATAAGAAGCGTTGTTTTGACAAATAATATCTTCTGCATTTATTAAAGTGATATTACTAGCTGTTGCACTATTAGCGTTAATAGGTTTTTTCCATAGTGATATAGTCCAGTCCTCATTAGTAGTCCCATCACTTGAACAGCTATAAATTACTCTTTCCAATCTACATTTATAAGACGGTATATTTAACACGCTAAACTTACTCCCCCAATTATTAGAGTAGCTTGAGCCACTTGTTAAAATTGCTCCAGAGTTATGATTATACTTTCCTCCTCCTGGCTCTTGTGAGTTTATCAGTTGGTCGTTGCCATGTGTTTGTCCAGTTTCAAACATATGTATATGTTCAACAAAAAACCTTTTATTTTCAAACGATAAAGCATTAGCAGAGTTAAAGAATAATCCAGTCTTGGCTGGTAAATCAAAAGTAGGAGTAAAGCTATCAAAGTTTATAGCAGTATCTCCAGAATCTAAATCAGTTGATAATTTTAATGTGATGCTTTCTGTGCTGAATCTAGGCTTTGCTAACATCGTTGAGCCTTTAGGCATAAATGGACCATTATAAGCATATATTAAAATACGAGTAGATGCTGTTCCACTTGTAATAGCTGTTGTTGATTCTGCTAGTGTTAGTTGCTGACGTTCTAAAAATATGTCAGTAAGCATTCCCTTAAATTGATTGATAAATGCCATTTATTTAATTTTTGGTGGTTTGTTGTTTGGTAGTGATTCGTTTACAAAAGTATTAACAGCTCCGTTATGATGGTTTAAAAAGTTGCCGACTAAGCCAGTATTGCCTTTTTGTACTTCGTTAAAGTTTACCTCTTGCCATTCTGCTGTAAAATACGCTGGAGTTGCTATATACTCTCCACCTAAACAAATGAAATATCTGTCTGCACCTTCTATATTATCCTTTAACAAATAAACGTATTCAAATGGATCTTTGTTTAGTGTATCAGTATCTCTGACTATTCTAGTGTCCATCTTCATTTTATAGTTCTTTTGCATTCCTATTAAAGTCATTGCTTTTAAACTTGGTAAATGTACGTCAGACATTCCAGAAGTGTCGTATAGATATGACCAACTAGGAGATAAAGGTAAAATAAAGTTATTTTCTTGATATGTGTTAGAGTCTTTTATATAAATTACATTTTGGCTCGTTTCTCCTTGTGTGTAGAATTGCTCTACAAAGTTTAAAGTGTCCACTATCTCCTCTCCATTGTCAACTATTACTCCACTATTTTCGTTTATATATTCATAAGCGACAAAGCTTGGAGCTTCTCCATTGACATAGACTTGGCAAGATGTTACTGGTAAATCAAAAGCTGGTCCATAGTTATTATAGTTTGGACTTGCTGTTGCTGTTATCTCTCCACCTATTGCAGACGTTAAATCTACAAAGCTATTAGCAATTACGTTACCATCAGCATCATAGTCTAATGCTGCTGCGCCATAGTACTGAGTGAATGAGTAGTATTCTATTAATCCACTAACTGGACATGCCTCCATATTATCTAAACTTACTGCACCAAATGTATTAGTAGTATAATAGTTTACATCAGTTTCCCAAGTCAAAGCGTACTCATTCATAGCTAAACTGACATAACCTTGACCAGCCACTAAAGGAAGTACTGGACCTTCAACCGTTGACCATACATATTTATCCTCTGTTGCATCAAACTTTAAATAATAGTCTTGCGTGTCGTTCTTTATTCTTATTATGTTTTTAGTAATAAATGCTGTGAAATATTGGTCGTTCCAAGCAGCGTTAGTCTGTGAGTTTATTACATACTTTGTAGAGTTGTTAAATACAAAAGTCATGTCTTGACCACTCTCAACATATAAAAAAGTAGATTTATAATCTGCTGCTGATGGTGTTGAGTCTGTCGTTAAAGTGTATTCATTGAACGTATGCCATGCGCTTTGTAGCTGATTGCCTGGAAAGTTTATTTGATTCATTATCTGCTGACCACCACTCAACAAATCAAAGTTTAATGGATTTGCTTCTGTGATTCCAGCAATGTTGTAAATAAGTCTTTTTATTATTCTACTAAAATTGTATTTTGTTAAAGACCTTTTATTGTTTTCTGTTGCTAGTTCTTTTTGAAAGTTATTACTAGCTAGTAACTCTGTTCCACCTTTAGAATAAAACACATAGTTAGCATTGTTATCCTCTTGCCATTGAGCATAAACCGATAATTGTACTATATGAAAAAAGCCAGAGCCTTGATGTATCTTAGCGTTTAAATAAAATAGTATTTTTTCTAAAGCCTCATAGCATGACATATATTTAATAGTTCCACCAGCCACGCTAGGCTTTTGATAGAATGCACTACTTTTAACTATGATAAGTCTTGAGCAATCGTAATAGCCATCAGCTTGTGATATATTTGTCAAGCTAGACCACCATCCACCCCAAAAACCATATAAACTATCAGCAGTTGGATTGTCAAGGAATACCTCCGATATTGGATTTTGATTTAGTATTCCTAAGATTAACGATTGTAAAGTATAGTAACCTCCCTCAAAGTCTCCATTACTATCTGCTGTTTTTATAGTTGCATCAGTATCCCCACTCCTTTCGTTATAGATGTTTGTAATAGCGTTAAAGTCCTTTGATTTCAAAAGCTCTAATCCATCAATGGCTCTAAGCTGTATAGTTTGTGGATAGTCTATGTCTTCCATTATAGACTCATTCAAAACTATAACACCAGTCCAAAATCTAAATACTGGAGATAGTGCAGCAAAATCTACTTCTGTACCAGAGTTATTCATATAAATCCTAGCTATATATTTGCCCTCTTGTTGTGACATTATATCTAAGATTCTATTTCTGTCATCGTTATCTCTTAAAATAAATTCAAAAGTAACCTCTGAGCTATGTATTGGAGTATCAGCCTTCTCCCCACGACCACTATAAGACAATTTAAAGCCATCTCCTCCAACATTAAAGTCACTACTAGCACCAACATAACCATCCTTTAAGATATGCAGTCCGTAATAGATTCCATTATCGTCTCTAAAATTTGCTTTATTTGTTATTCCGTATGCCATTAATAACTATTTTTTCTTCGTGAGTATCTGTCATTTGATAAGAATATATCCTCGCCACTAATCATGCCTTGTACTTGTACCGTCTGACCTCCTATCATATCTTTTAATTTATTTAATGGAGCTATGACCTCTGGATTTGTATTAGCTCCAGCATATTCTCCCATAAGACCAACGGTTGGTCCAGAAACTATACCACCATCGGCAAAGGCTGGTAATGGTGTAGATGCGATAGTGCCTATTTGAGCAGCACCTAATGCGCCAGTAGCTATTGCTAAAGGTAAATTAGGTAATGATTTTACAACTGCTGCTGCTGTGTTTACAATAGCCTCAAATATAGCAACTGCTTTAGCTCGTCTAGCTCTTTTTCTTTCTAACTCTGCTTTTTTCTTTTCAAACTTTTCGTCTGATTTAGCTATCATTTTATTTTTTTCTTCCTCAGAAATAGCCATTGCCATTATATTATCTACCTCTGTTTTTCTCACTAACTCCAACTCTGTTAGTTGCTTTTGATGCATTTGAGAAAATAGATTACTAACGCTTCCAATTATTGTAGAAATCTCTGTAAGTGTATTCATTAAAGTAGCAGTAAACTCTTCCGAAAAACTAAAGAACGCTTCGTTGAAACTCTCTAAACCACTAGGCTCTATGTCTGCAATAGTTTTTAAAGTTTCTGGAATACTTGTATCTGTTGCTATAGCTCCAGTCTTTTTTGGACTTAATGTTTGAGGAATAGCAGACTTTTCAAAAGATATTTTTTTAGTGTTTTTTGCTATCGTATCACTTAATGTAGATAATTTCTCAAAGTCTCCAACTACTGGTCCTAAATCTAAATCGTCTGTTGTCTCTTGGTATTCGTGCCATTCATCATTTAGGTCTATCATTCTCTTTGTTAGATAGCCTACAGCCAAAACTACTGCACCAATGGCAGCACCTACTGGAGTTATTGCAGCTACAAAGCCTATAATTAAAGGAATAACCGTTGACAATGTACTAACTAAACTACCTATGACTACTATAACTGGACCGATAACAGCAGCTAGTCCTCCATATTTTATAATAGCTTCTTTTTGTTCATCATTTAGACTTCTAAGTACTTTTATAACATCTAAAACTATCTTTTTAAATGGCTCTATATTTTCAACTATTAACTTACCAAACTCCTCAGAAACATCGCTCAATGAGTTTTGTAGTTGTTGGAATGGTCCTAGTCCAGCTTTTGCTGCTGCCTCTGCTGCTCCTCCGTATTGTTTCTCTAACTCGTCTAATATTATAGTTTGAGCATCAGCAAGCTTGTTTGTTTCTGCTAAAGATTTTATAATAGCTTTTTGCTCTTCTGAGAATTGAATACCACTACGACTCAATGCAGATAGATTTGCGATTGGATCATTTAACGCTTTACCTAATTGTATAGATGCACTCTTTAAATCTCCGTCTAGTCTAGTTGCTAAGTTTAAAGCAGCCTTTTGAGTTCGTGCAAATTGCTCTCCAGCTATATTTGTAAAGGTCAATAGTTGAGCAGTAGCATCTTTTAGTATTACCTCATCTCCAAAGATTGTTTTAGCTTGTAAATCTGCTGCCATCTTTTGAAGCTCTTGGGATGTAAAACCAGCAGCGTTACCAGTAGATATTAAACCAGCCTCAACTTGTGCTAATGCTTTTGCTTGTTGGTCAAATGCTGCAACACTAGCAGCACCTAGAGCGACTATTGGTAGAGTTACGTTCCTTGATAAAGTCTGTCCAAAGGATTTCATATTGCCTCCAAACTTTTTCATTGAACGCATTGACTTTTTCAGACTGCTCTGGAATTGCTTATCGTTTAAGCTTAATTTAATACTTAATGTTTTCTCAGCCATTGTCTTTATTTAGCAATTCGTATTTCTTTTTAATATATTCTGCTCTCTTCTTTTGTTTCTTAATGTCGGTCTTTACTTTCTTTTTTTCCCATTCAAACCTCATCAGCTTTTGTGGTGTTAGGTTTTGCCCTTTCTTAGTGTGTGGCTGTAAATTAACACAAGCCAACCAGCGTATCCTCTCCCATTCCCATTGCTGTTCTTTTTCTGCTCTATCGTTTACTCCCTTTTGCATACAGATAAACTCGTGAAAAGTTAAACTCCAAAAGTCTTGAGGTAATAATCCGAAGCCATAACCTATAGCCTCTAAAGTATCCCAAGTTACTTCTTTTTCTTCGCCCCTTTCGGAGCTTTCACGTTTCCCTCTGTCTCAAATTTAGCAGAGAACTGACTAGAAAATACCTCTAATACTTTATTTAAAGCCTCAAAATCTTCGTCTAGTAAGTCAGCGACATCATCAACATTTAAAGAACACTCTTGACCACTCACTCGTGATCCGTCTTTTATTCCGTTTAGGATAAGATAACAAGCATCGTCTAAGCTCATTCCCTCTCCTAGCTTATCTAAGTCAGCTAAACTTCTTCCAGTATCTTTACAGAACATTCTCAAAGAGTTCATTCCAAATCTTACTGGGTAATCTTTACCGTTTATTATTACAATTTCGTACATATCTTTGTTAGTTTAAGTTATTGCTAGTTGGGAGACGTGCCGTAGCACAATCCCCAACCAACAAAGAAATTATTATGCCTTAGTTAAAGCTCCAGTTCCCTCTATTGAGCAAGAGTAAGTTGGAGCATCTTCTGTACCTCCAGAAATTTCTAAACTAGTGAGGTAGCCGTTACCACTTATAGTATAACCAGCAGCATCACTCAAACCAAATACAAAAGAAACATCGTCTCTGTCAAACATTTGGTCAAATAATTCAGCTACATCAGTATCTCCAGCAGCAGCTTCAAAGTCCATAAGACCATCAGCACTAAGGCTAAAAGATTTTTGTCCACCTAACAAATCTCTCCAACCAGCAGAGTCTTTTGTTGAGATGTCTATTGTATCTACATTCATACTTAATGATACATTTTGAGAATGCATCAACTTTACTGGTGTATCTGGAGTACCAGCAGTACTGCTAGGAGACACCTTTAGGATTAAATCCGTTCCGTTAAAAATCATGTTTTAAAATTTAAAATTTATAATTAGCTAATATCTAAATCTTCAGAAGTTTCCTTCTTTTTAGACTTCTTCTTTGTTGTATCTATTGCATCGTTATGCTTTAAGAAGTTAAAGACTGCTCTTACTACCTTGTAAGTTTCGCCCTCTTCATATTGTACCTCTCTACATTCGATGTTCTTTTTTATCTTTACTTTATACATATCTATCTATTTATGTTAAATCTGTAATCTTGCGCTATACCATATAAACCAATACTACCAGCACTATCATCGTATAGCTCATTCTGGTCTTGGTAAAATATCTTGTCAACTACTACACCACTATACGTCCCACTTACATAGTCTAAAGCTGTACGAATATAACCAGCTAGAGTTACCATGTCTGCGTAGCTATTGTGATATATGCTTATTTGTACTCTGACGTAATCGTACTCACTAACACCGTTCTTAGTGTTGTTAGGCTCATCTCCGAACATCTGATAAGTGATGTAAGGTAACTTAACGTCTGTAGGGAAATTATAACGACTAGGAAAGATTCTCAAGTTGCCATCAGTAGTAACTAAAGGCGCTACGTTTGAGTCGTTGCTAAGTATGTTATATATTACTTTACCTATCTCCATTACTTCATTCTTTTTTCAATGAGTTTTTTTATTTCTCCTATTACGCTATTTATAGCTGTGTTACCTTTACTAGAAGCAGTCTTATCTAACATTCTTAGTCCAGGAATACCCCTAAATCCATACTCTAAAAAGTAAAAATAAAATCCACTTTTTTCTTTATCAGCAAAAGACTTTTTAACTCTTGGTCCTATATATACCGTTGGTGGTTTGCCTTTAACATTCTTTCCGTTGATTATGGCCAAAGAGTTTTTAAGTTGCTTAGATTCAACTGGCACAATAGATTTAAGCTCTTGCAGTATTGGCTTAGATGCTTTTCTCATTCCTTGCCTTAGTAGTGTCTTATTTTTACTATCAGACATATTAAGCTTCTCTAAGTCCTTAATTAAAGAATTTAGTTCTCTCTCATCAATGCTAGCCGTAACAAAACCAGCGTGACCACCTTGATTACCTCTTAATATTTTAGTAGTTCCTATTGCCATTATTGCTCTGGAAAAGGATTAATACCATTATCTATTAATATGTTGATCCAATCTAATTCGCTAGTATATAAATCTACATTGTCCCACTTAGTCTCTAAACATTGATAAGTTTCTAGCACTCCATACGATACTATCGCATCGCTATCGTTCCATACGATATAGTAACTCTTTACCTCTGGGTAACATATTTCTGTTAGTCTTAAACTCATGTTGTTAGTTGTGTTAGTTCGCTATCACTTAAAGCCTCATTAAATACTGCTAGTGCTTTGACTTTACCGTAGAAAACTTGTGCTTCTGTAGGATTAGTAAATGATAAAACATTCATTCCACTTGGTTGTTCAGAACTTGAAGATGTTGCTACTTCTACTCCGTTAAGCCATAAAGCATAGTCATTAACTTTATATTTTACTGCTATTTTGTTGAATGAAGTTAAATCAGAAGCATCATAAGTTATTAAAGATGCGTTAATATGAACTCTTATTCTATTAGCAGTTTCATCAATTTCTAAAGATACTCTATTAGATATGCTTCCGTTTGATAAAGATATTCTTCTACTTGTTCCATCATTTGCCAAAGCAGCTATCTCTGCATATAAAACACCCTCTGTACTATTTATTAAGTCAGCACTACCAGCACCAGTTGCAGTCTCTGTAGCTCTTACCTCTTGACTTCCAGTTAGTGTTGGTATGTATGATGTAGCGTAGGATAAGGCTTCTACTTGTGCGCCCCATAAATATAATCCACTACTACCATCTCCATCATATGAGTCACCTCTTGAAGCTGTTGTTGAGTTTTGTAAGAAAAAAGCAGTAGTGCCTGATGCAGTATTATTTGCTGTAAATTTAGCTATACATCTATACCAATTGTTACTCACTACTTCTATTTCAGCTGTAACTCCACCACCACTTGCAGTAACCAATCCATTAGTTAGGTCATAATTTGCATATCCACTAGTTGTTAAATAGTTGGCACTAGGACTTATTTGCAATACATCTCTTTGGTTTTTCTTTGCATAAACACTAATGCAAATATCTTGACCACTAGTAATAGAAATAGACTGTCCAACAAAGTGTTGAGCATTATCATTATCTTCATTTATAAAAGCAGCATTAATTACGCCTTGTGGACTTGTAGTGTTGTTTAAATTTACTTCTATATTTGTCTTAGAAGTCCACTCAGTAAAATCCTCACTATAAGTAATAAGATTAGTAGAAGTAGGCTCTAACAATATATG